ATACTAACGCAAGCACGAATGTCACTTAGGTTAAGTCCCTGTCCCTCAGGCACAGGTGGTTGTTCTACAGTTTCAGTTGTTGGAGCTTCAGTCGCTTTATCTTTCTTTGCCATTATGATTCCTTAAATGTTGTAGTTTTATCAAGAGCAACCCAGTAGTCTGTGTTACCCGCCTTAATTAATGCTACCTGCTTTTTATCAATACCAAACTCATAAGAGTCAGCAGGTTTAAATTTGAAATTGTTTATATCAAACACAAAATCAAACTCTGCATCTGTATTTATACTGCAATTTGCAATATTCATTGTGAATTGGTTAGATGTTGGATTCTTTTTATCAAGGATAACACACTCAATAAACTGTCCACCCATATTAGTTTTTCTTACACTTAGTTGACTTGTCTTTAGAGTAGAAGAAGCTTTGCGTAATTGATTTAACTCATCGTGTGTTAGTGTAAACTTTAGATCTTCACACGGTAAGTTAATATCGTTTGTTGGGACTGTCAGGATGTCGATATCAGAGAAGTAATATTTGAATGCTGTAACACCATCAGTAATATTAACAAACTTTTTATCATCATCGAATGACAATGTAGGATCATCAAACATATTAAGACAAGCTAGGAATTCACCTAAGTCATATATGCCAAATGGATATGGTGATTCAAACGGTATGTTTGCTTTTGCCATAAGTGTTTTAGAAGTGGACATGGTTCGAATAACTCCATTGTCTTCTCCAAGAGCAATATTACTATTGATCCCTTGAAAGTTACTCAATACATCTTTTATTTCATTACTAAGTTTCATTATTCGACTCCTTTAAGTCATGTTCATTAATTGCAAGTAGAGTATAGTGCATGATCTTCATAAGATCTTCACGATTGGCTCCATTCTTTTTACCATATCTTGACGCATACTTTAATACATTGCCAAGACAAAAATCTAAACCTAAGCCAGAAGCTGAGATCAGATCCATACTTTGTACACCATTCGGAGCAGCATAATGTTTAGAGTATGTGCTCTCAACATATGTTGTCAACTGATTGATGTTTTCTAATTCATTAAATTTCATACAGGTCCTTTTTCAAATATAGTAATATTATAACACGTAAAGGGTGAAAGTACATACCCTCACCCTAAATAAATTAAGCAGCAACCGCATCAGTAATACGTGAAACTAATTGCTTGTTACCTTTCTTAGTCTTCGCAAACTTCTTGAACTCACGTTTAATGTCATTGATTGTGTCAGCTTTTTTAGGCTCAAACACATCAGAGTCAAACCTTGCTGAACGATTGATCTTGATAATGAAATAGTCATCGTAACCTTTAACATCTTTCCAAGCACCGAAACCAGCTTTTCTCCAATCTTTGATTACCTTGTGAAATTCTTTATTGTCATCAACGTTGACATAACCTTGTCCGAAAGTAGAAGCGTCATATGCAAGGTGGAAACCCATAAGAGTTGCACCAGTTATCTCTTTAAGTCTTTCAAGAACAGCCTCATAGATCTTACGACCACCCTGGCCACGTATTAACTTACCGTCAAATTTAATCATTGCCTCACGTGAAGTCATAACAGTAGCAGATGAATCATGTTCAATATTAATTCCATCAGGATAACCATCAGTTAGGAACATAATGTTTGTATTTTGTATTGCATGTTTACGCGTGAATGCCTTAGTCACTTTAGCTGCAAGCATTGCAGTTTGGATAAGAGGAGTTGAACCCATAGCATCAAGAGCATGAAGATAGTGACCAGATATGTGGTAGCTAGTGTGCTTGTTATTGTAGCTATGTGCCTTGGCAATAGCAAATGAAACATAAGCAGCTTCGTCAAAAGTTTTCTTATTCATCTTTGAAGAGAACATCTCAACAACTTTTGTTCCATCAGAATGCAACTCACCACCTTTATGTTCCATCTCACGAATACCCTTACCACGTTCTCTCCAGTATGAAGTAGAAGTAAAGTTATATGCCTCGAAAGGAATATTGACTTGACGACAGAACATAGCAATAGTAATTGCTTGAGCAGTAACATCTTCGATGATCTCACACATTGAACCAGAAAGGTCAAGGAACATTACGATTCCATGTGACTTTGCTTGAGCTAACTGAGTAGTAGTCAAGAAAATATCTTCTGAAGTTTTGTATGCGTGTAACTTTAAAGGATCAAGTTTACCAGACTTTGCAGTCCTCGCACGTGAATATTCAAATGCAGCTTTCTTACGTTCGAAGTCTTTCGCCATAAGATTTGCTTGCTGCTTGTAAACTAATTTAGTCTCATTGAAATCTTCTCTACAAGCTACGTGAGTATAAGCACTATGGTCATCACCATAACGAAGTCTTTCACCCATCAAGTCTTCTACATACTCGTCACGTAATGATTTAGCATAGTCATAAGAGTAAAGAATCTTTTCGATATTCTCATCGCTCATGCCGCTTGAGTATTCAGGCTGGCCAGCTCTTGTGTATCGATCGCTTTCAGTTTTTTCAAGAAGATCTTCTTCACGTTCTCTTTGAGTATCTTCAGTCCAAGTCTCATGACCTTCAGGAGCTTCATCATCTGCAACTTCAGCACTTGAAGTAGAAGAATCTTCATCAGATTCGCCATCAGCATCACCATTTCCTTCTTCAGAGTCATCGCTTTCTTCATCACCTGACATTGGAATTTCACCTTCGTTCTCAGGAGCTTCACCACTATCAGAGCTTGGCATACCCATTTCCATTTCATCTTCTTCTTTCTCATCTTCTTTTTGATCTTCGATGAAATCATATAATTTTTTACAAACATTGACAACGTCATCCCATGTTTTAACTTCCATAGCTTCTTTGACTAATGGAGATTCCTCATCAGAAAATTCAACAGGAACATAGCCACGACCTTTCGAAGAAACATTTAGCCTGTCCATAAGTCCAGCCTTGTTGATGTCTCTCTCGTTAGTACCAAAAAGATCAGTATCAAATAGAACTTTATAGCCATTCTTGAATCGACGAACGATACCAGGATATGTCTCTTGGATCATACGTTCGATGCGGATGTCCTCAACGATGTTGAGATATGCACGTGGAATCTTACCGATCTTCTTTTCAGAATCATGCCATCCATCAGCTGGAGTATAAAGAGCATGGCCAACTTCGTGACCAACTAAAAGATCATAAACGTCTTTACCTTTGTCTTTCCAAAGAGGAAGACGAAGTACTCTGTTCTCAACATCGAAACTAGCTGTAGAATAGTTGCCGTGTTGAACCGATAAGTTCTCTTTAGCAAGTAGTTTGGCTAGGTATTCTTGAGCTGATAAATTCATAATATGTCCTTTTTTAATTCGTTATGTGTACATTATATCACGTTTTGGACCAGTTGTACAACTATTTACTGGTCCAGATGCGGCGAGTTGGTGTGCCAGATTATTCATCATCCCATGAGTCGTTAAATGAGTCAGCAGCTTCATCATCAAATTCCGGCTCAGGATCATTGATAGTAGCATCAACTTTCTCGTAAAGATCTATGAAAGCTTCTTTAGTGTCATCGTCAAAACGGTTTACACAAAGAGCAATCGCTTTGTCTCTCTTACCGAAGATAGAGAAAGTCTGAACGATGTGGCACAAACGACGAGTTGAAATAACTTCGTCAATACCTTCATCATAGAAAGTCTTACGAATAGCATCTGCCCAACCAACAAGTAGCTTAGCAAATTCTTCGTCAACAGCTTCAAACTTTGACATATGCTTCATAACGATTTTCTCTTCAGTAGCAATAGTAGGGAAAGTCTGTTCAAGAGTAATAGTGAAACGCTCTAGGAATGCATCGTCAATAACAGTCGCACCAGAGTAACGTCCATCTTCTGAACCTTTACCTTTAGTGTTCGCAGTGGCAATCACGTTGAAACCATCTTTAGGCTCAACAACTTCACCAGTCTTTTTGATCAGAACTGGTTTGCCTTCAAGCACACCTTGTAAACACATAATTTTATTAGTTCCACGATCGATCTCATCAATCATAAGAACAGCACCAGCTTCCATAGCTTTAATCACTGGACCTTTTTGAAACACAGTCTCACCTTTGATAAGACGAAAACCACCGATAAGATCATCTTCATCAGTCTCAGGAGAAATCTGAACACGTACATATTCACGATTAAGTTTAGCACATGCCTGTTCGATCTGGAAAGTCTTACCGTTACCGGATAGACCAGATACAAAAGTCGGATAGAACATACCAGACTTAAGAACTTTCACGATCTCAGAGAAGTTACCCCATGGAACAAAAGTAGGATCAAAGTCAGGAACAAAGACTTCGTCATTTGAAACTGATTCAACACCTTTAACCATTTCAGGAACAGCTTTAGCTGGACGAGCAGATTTTGGCATCATAGATTCTAAGTTATACACACCGCGACGTACCGTAGGTGCATTGTTTGTATATCTGATATTCACATAAGCTGATCTAGGATTCTCACCCACAGCAATAGCAGCTTCTTTAATCATCTTAGCTGTAAATTCAGTCTTTTTTGGAAATTTTGTCATTAATTGTTCGATCACTTTATTCATAATTTAGTCCTTTTTTAATTGATTATGGTACCATTATACACTGTTTTACCAGTCTTGTGTGAAAAGTTACTGGTCCAGATGCGGCGAATTGGTGTGCCAGAGAATGTTTGATGTGGAT